ATTAATATTAAATATAAAAATCCAGAATTAGATATATCAGTATCAAACTCTTCAAATTCAACAGATAAAAATAATACTTCTTATACAATAAAAACAACTAAAACAACAACGAAAATGAACGAAGAAGAAATCAGAAAATTGGCCGACATCATCACGGCCAACATCATCGGCACACAAAAAGAAGTGCTGACAAGTGATGAGGCTGCAAGGTACATGGGTGTAAGTAAATCCTACCTTTACAAACTGACCATGAGGCAGCAGATACCCCACTACAAGCCTATGGGCAAGATGGTGTATTTTAACCGCCTTGAACTTGAAAATTGGCTGCAAAACAACCGTGTATCAACCGAGGATGAAATAAGCCAACAGGCACAAGCCTATTGTATGAATGGCAGCATTACGGACAAGAGCAAGTATTCTACACTCCTAAAGAAGGGTGACATCATCAGAATAACAAAGGTGGGTTTAAATGCAAAAATTCGTCATACAAAACTGAAAGAGGGAGATGTGTGTGAGGTTGTTTCATCATGGATATATCCGCACACCTATGCAGGTGATACAATGTATGTCCGCATCAAATACCCTAACGGGGAAAGGAGGAACACACCAATACATTCACTCGCTTATGAATGGGAAATTGTAAAAAGGAAATGGTCATGAATGCAAGAGAATTCTTTGACAAGGTGGCCGAAATGCGGCTGATGCAGCGTGCATATTTCAAGAATCGTGATAAAGATACCCTTGTAGAGTGCAAAAGATTGGAGGCCGAAATCGATGCAGAAATACATCGGGTTGAGTTTATTCTGAAGACAAAAGATGCACTTGGAAAGGCAAATTTGCTGTGAAAAGTTAACTTTTTGAATGCAAATGCCTATCTATTAAACATTTAATTTGTATTTTTGCGACTGAGACCCAGAATCTCAGTTAAGGTTTAAATGTTAGTAAATTGTGATGGCTGATGGGTCGAGATATCCGTCAGCCATTTTTAGTTGAAGAACGGAGGAGGCGGAATGGCAGACGGAACGAAAAACTTGATACCGCTCAATACGTTAGCAAAGGACAAGCAAAGGGAAATTCAAGCAAAGGGCGGTAAGGCGAGAGCCAAGCAGCGCAGGGATAAAAGAACCTTCCGTGAAACCCTGCAAACGTTGCTTGAACTGACCAGAACGACCGCAGACGGAAAACCCGTGATGAACGAAGTTACGGGCAAGCCGATGAGCATGATGGAAGAGGCTGCGATGACCGCAGTCATGGGCGCAATTGGCGGCGATGTAAAGCAGCTGCAAACGATTCTTGATGTGTTGGGCGAAAGGTCGCTCAAGATAGACAACACAATCAGCGGTGGCCTTGATGCAGGGATAACGATAACTCACATCGTCTGCGACCATACACCAGCTGCCACCGAGGCCGAAGTAATAGAACGTGAAGGTATCGACTATGAATAATCTATTTGCCGTAAATTCAAAATTATACAATCTCAATGCCGACAAGGCCGTTAAGGTTTTTGTGAACCAAGGCGGCACAAGTTCGGGTAAGACCTATTGCATCGTGCAGCGGTTGATTGAGATTTCAATGGCCGAGCCAAGAGCGGTGATTACCATCGCAGGGCAAGACCTTCCCAATCTGAAGGTAGGCGCAATGCGTGACCTTGAGAATATCATTGCAGGGTCATCCCTGCTGCAAAAGTGGTTCACGGTCAACAAGAGCGAATCGATTTGGAAGGGCGGCAATGGGTCGCTCATTGAATTCAAGTCCTACGATAGCGCACAAGATGCCAAGAACGGCAAGAGGGATTATCTTTTTGTCAACGAGGCGAACGGCATCACGTTCGAAATCTATTGGCAGCTGGCAATCAGAACGAGGAAACAAATCTTTATTGACTATAACCCCTCATCCCGATTTTGGGTGCATGACCAGATAATCGGTCGTGAAGGTGTGCGGCTCATCATCTCCGACCATCGGGATAACGGCTTTTTGTCTGCCGATGAACACGCAAAGATTGAGGCCATCGAAGACCCCGATTGGCGCAAGGTTTATGCAAGAGGACTGACGGGCAAGTTAAAGGGCTTGGTACTCACGAAATGGGATATCGTTGATTCCCTGCCGCCCCGGTCAGAATGGAAGATGAACGTTTACGGCCTTGATTGGGGGTTTGTCAATGACCCGACCGCCATCGAACATCTTGTTATGGCTCATGGTGATTTGTGGGTAGACGAGCAAGTATACACTACTGGCCTAACCAATCCCGATATAGCTGCCGAGATGCGCCACCTTGGCATCAGTCGTGCAGATATGGTGGTGGCCGATTCAGCCGAGGAAAAATCAATCGCAGAACTGCGGAATTGTGGCTTTTGGGTCGTTCCCTGCACCAAGGGCAAAGATTCCATCATCAACGGCCTTGACATTCTGCGAAGATACACGATTCACTTTACCAGAAGGTCGAAGGGTGTAATCGAGGAGGCCAAGCACTATAAATGGGCAACCGACCGGGAAGGTGAAAGTACCAATCGCCCGATTGATAGATATAACCATGCCATCGATGCCATCCGCTATGCCGCATCGGCAAAGTTAGCCGTGCGCAGGTCTGGCGGTGCGAGGGCAAAATCTTTGTCGCTATGATGAAACCCGATGTTAATTTCCGTCATTGGCTCGTTTGCGCAGTTGTGACGGGTTGGAAGATGCAAGATGGGGATTATCCCCGACCGCCATTTGTTGGCGCAGCAGAGACACCGCAATCGCTCGACAGCCTATCTTTCGGGCAGCTGATTGAATTGTCACGGCTGAAGGGTGACAAAAACATTTTCTACGAGATTTGCCGCATCCTTCTTGGCCTTGGGTCTGATGAAGTGAATAAGGCGAGGGCGGTTGATGTGGTGTGTTTTGTGGGATGGGTGACGGGCGAGGTAAACAAGATAAATGCCCGATTCAAAAAGCTGTCATCCCGACCATCGCCCACCGAGCAGCGAGCGGGAATCGACAAGCTGAACTTTGGCCTTTTCGGGATGGTCGATAGGTATGCCAGACGGATGCACATTCAGAACCATGACGAGGTGATGGCCGTTCCTTGGATACGGGTCTATCAATGCCTCAAGATGGATAACGAAGTTGATAAATTCCAACGAAGATACATGGAGGAAACGCAAAATGAGTATAGAAGACAAAATCAGAGAAATCGCAAGCGGTGAGCAGTTCGCCCAATACCCTTACATTTTCGACAATCTTTTCCGCATAGATGAGCGCATCGAATCGACTGCGCTCCCTGCAATCGTCTGCACCTTGCCCGCTGGCGGCGAAATGCGGCTGAGAAATGGCAAGGTTTACGATGCCGAAGATGTGCTTATCGGGTTCTTTGACTCCGTGCCGCACGATGCCAGCGGCGAGGACAATGCCGAGTGCTACAACCGCATGAAGTCGTTAGGCATTCAGTTTATCAAGGCCATGAATGAGAGCGACCTCTTCGCCTATGTGGAAACGTGGACATATCAAGTGTGGTGCGTTCGTATGGCAAACATCATTACGGGTGTGTTCTTCACAATCAGAGTGCAAGACCTTGGGAGGTGTGACTGATGGCAGATGTGGGATACATTCGCTTTGATGCCTCATCGGTTCGGGAAGTCATCCGACAAGAACTTGAGGAACTGCAATTCAAGATTGCCGAAAACATCCGAGCCAAAGGTCTGAATGCATCTGGCCGAACCATCGCATCGATGCACGTTGAGACAACCGAGAATGGCGGCGCATTGTTTGGCCGTGCGTTTTTCGGTGCATTGGAGACGGGCAGCGCACCGCACAAGAACGCCTGCAATCCGCCCGTGAATTTCTTTGCCATCATCCGTGCGTGGATGGATGCCAAGGGCATTCAAGGCAGCGATGAGAGGGAAACGAATTCTATTGCATGGGCAATCACGAAGACCATCCGAGCCAAGGGAACGCGGCAATATCGGAAGGGCGCACGGGCAGACATCTATTCAAGCGAAATCCCTGCCACCAAGCAGCGCATCCGTGAGCGGCTATGGCAACTTGTCGAAACTGAGATGAAATCTATACAACTGAACAATCAAAAATTCGGAGGCTAACAATGAGAACAATCACCGACCAGACATCCGGCATCACTATCAACTACCCCGATTCATTGGCCTTCGCCTTCAATCCTTTCTTGGTTGAGGGCATCGGCATTGATACAATGTCGGTGGCCATCGTGATAGACGGGCAAATCAAATACATCGTGGATGTGCAGCCGTTCGGAAGTATCGGCTATGCAGACCTTCAAGAATACTTGCAAGGCTTGTTCACGGACATCAGCAACGACATCGACTACACCGAGCCGATGAGCGAAAGCACGCATGGCATGAACGTTACCATCAGCATCACCGCCACATCGGGCGAGAATGAATTCGGAACATCATTCACATCGTATGTTGTTTGGGGCGCAGTCAAACCCGATGGCAGGGATGATTTCGGGCGAATCCGTCATCTGATGTGGTTCAAGAACTATCCCTTTGCCTTCTCGCTTTACTGCGAGGCCGACACGGCCATTCTTTTCGGCAATGGTGCAGCACCATCCTCCGCACAAGAAATCACCGAGGAGGGCATTTATAACTTTGCCGCCTCCAACTTGGGCGATGCAAAGTACAGCATCATTTATGAGTATGCAGGGCAATTGCAGCAGGCCACCTTCGACAATACGTTTGATTTGACCTTCTATCTTGCGCAGAATGTCGAGCAGCGGCCACTCCTCCGCATCGATGCCGATGACTGCGCCGATGAGGGCATTTACTTGCGATGGGTTGACCGTCATGGCTACATTGCCCATTGGCTCTTCAAGGTGGGCGATGAGCAGCGGCAGATTGCAGCCGTGAGGGAATTCAGCCGCAACGCATTCGTGAACTACGATGCCGACTACGGATGGCAGCGAGGCAGCGGCAGACGGCAATCAATGTCACGCAACGACATCGTACCTTTGTGCGCTCCATTGGTTACTAAAGAGCAATTCGATTACTTGCAAGATGTCACCTCTTCGCCCATCGTGGAGATGTATGCAGGGAAGGACGAGAACGACAACGACCGATGGGTGGGTGTCGGTGTTCAGCCAGCCACCTACACCAAGAATCGTGACGAACTGCAGGATTTTGTCTGCAATATGATTGCACCCGAAACACCCATTCAGAGCCTATGACATACGAACAACTATACATCGATGGTGTGCTGATGGACACGGACGAGAAGACGAGCATTCTGCTTGAACTCAAATCGAACCTTTTTGCTGACATCAGCAAAATGGCCAGCAATAAAACGTACACTATCCATCTGCCGAAGACGGTACATAATTTGACGGTGCTTGGCCATGCTGACCGCATCGGGAACACAGCCGTATGGCCGTATAGATTCCATTCTGCAAGGTTTTTCCGCAATGGGGTTGAACTCATCAAGGATGGTCGGGCGGCTCTTCTCAGCGCAGCCGATGACCTTGAAATTGCCATTGTGTGGGGGTTGTCATCACCATTCGCCAAGCTAAAGGAGGGTGACAAGAAATTGAACGACCTTACATCATCTGCCGTTCTGCGATGGGATACATCGGTTGAACTTGACACACCATCGGCCTTCTTTGCCCGTGGCTACGGATATGCAGGTTATTCGCCTTGGGTCAACGGCAGCAGGGATGAAGGATGGCAAAGCACCGATGTAACCGAGCAGACATCAACGCACACCGTGCATTATGTCGCATCTGGTTACGTTCCTACGGGCGAGAAGGTGGGCGATATCGTGCTTATAGGCTCTGAGGCGAGGGCCAATTGGGGATGGCTGTCGCTGCCATTCTACCTTGGATGTACCGCCCTAATGAACCGAGTGCAGGGAGGCACGGCAAATGACCGCTTGTGGGCGGTATTGGATGCCGATGACAAGGTAATCAGCATCGCACCGCCATCAGACGGCACGATGCAAAGTGTGTCGCTCCATGCGCCCTCCAATGCGGCCACCCTGCTTGTGAACATTGACACCGTGGCAAGCGAACACAACTACATTGAAATCTATTCATCGGTGGCGCAGCGAACCCCGATAACCTTTGGCGGCATGGCAGGGGGAGGATGGCGAAAACTGATTCATCCTTCGGTGGCCGTGCGGTGGGTGCTTGACCAGCTGCAAAGCGAATTTGGCATCACTTGCTCATGGTCGGGCGATGCGCTTGCGCTGATTAACACGTTGGCCATTCCGCTTGTCAGCCGCAAGGCAAATTATTTGTCGCAGTCGCTCACGGCTGATGTGTTCATCAACCCGAAAAACGGCCTTGGGAAATTGTCCATGTACATCAGAAAGGCAAACAGCATCTTCTCCGATGCGGTGAACACCGACATTAACAAATTGACCGTTGCCCGTGATTGCGGTGTGTCGATTGATGTGCAAGGCTCATGGGATTGGAACACAGCCGACACGCACACAACATCAAGCACAACGACCAGATACGGCGGTGCTGATGATACGGCTTACCAATACATCTACATCGGCAACTATGTGGAGATGACGGTCAAGCACACCAACGATGAGGAAGATGTCTATATCATCGGCAAGAGCAATGCCGCATCAGCGCAGATGATTGACACCGACCGGGATTTAATCAACGGGTTCTTTCGCCATATCATCGCAGGCTACGGCCACATAGAATTAACGCAGGGCGATGAAATCACGTTTGAGATGAAGAATGCAAAAGGCACGTTGAAAGATACATCATTTGTCAGCGGTGAGATGTCGGTCATCATGGATGGCTCTGATGAGGTGCTGAAGGGTAACGATTTCCCGATTGCCTACAATCTGCCCGACATCAAGGTGACTGATTTTATCAAGTTCCTTGCAGCCATTACGGCCACCTTCCCTTTGCAGTCATCATCCGACACAATTACATTCGTGCCGATTTCCGATGTTTGGGCGAACATTCCCAATGCCGTTGATTGGACTCGCAAGGTTATCCCTGCACATGACAGCGACAAGCCGAAACAGCTTGATTTTAAACTGAGCGATTGGGCGCAACAAAATTGGTATCGTTGGGCGAGCGATGAGAAGACTATCGGCAACTACGATGGCCACATTGACATTGCCGATGCTACATTGGATGCAACGAGGGATGTGGTTACATTCCCCTTCGCAGCGAGTGACGGCAGCAGCATCCCAACGTACGAACGTGCGAAAGTAAACGGCACATTTGGCGGCAGTAACGTGATGGCCGAGGCTGCAACCGAAGAGCCGCAATTCTCCGAGTGCAAGCCGAGGATTATGAATGTGCAAGCCGATGGCCTTGGTAAAGCGGTATTGCGGTTCAATCTGAATATGCAAGATATCATCACGGCAAAATACAATGATCTGGCCGCAGCGATGCAGAATGCGAAGGTAATCAAAGAGAATGTGCGGCTGTCGAACATCGAGATATTGAACTTTGATGAGCGCACACCCGTATATCTTGCACAACACGCATCGTATTTCGCTGTGCTTGAAATCAAGGCGGCATCAAACGGCAGCGCAGAAGTAACCATGCTAAAAATCAAATAGGGAGGACAACACACACATGGCAGATACTAAAGAACAACACATCCTTGACATTCAAGTCAGCTATGACCAAGCCGTGCAGGGCATCATGAAGTATAAAAAAGAAATCGAGGCTCTGAAAACGAAGTTAAGCGATTTGAATGATGCCTATGCAGCTGGCACAATCACGGAGGGGGAATACACAAAAGAAACCGAATTAACACGGGCAGCAATCAACGAGTATAATCGTGATGTGCGCTCTCTGCGCAAGGAAATACAAAATAATCAACGCATCGAAAAAGAGAACCTTGGCTCATTGCAGCAGAAACGGGCAGAACTATCGAATCTGACAAAGCGGTATGACCAACTATCCGAGGCAGAGCGGAAGAACAGCGAACAGGGCAAGAAATTGGCCGCACAAATCAAGCAGTTGACGCAAGAGATAAAAGGCGCAGAGGCCGACACCGAAAGATTCTATCGCAATGTAGGCAACTACACAAATAGCATCATGGCCGCAATCACGGGCAATAGCAAATTTGCCTCCTCTCTACTTGGCATGACCCAAGGTGGCGAGGGATTCAAGGGCATGATGCAGGGAATGATTGGGTCGGTCAAGTCTTTCGGTGCTGCGCTGATGGGTCTTGCCGCAAATCCCGTAGTGCTTGCCATTGCCGGAATTGCAGGGGCAGGAGCGGCATTCAAATGGTTTTATGACTACAACCAAGGCATTGCAGAGGCTACCCGTCTAACGAAAGAATTCATGGGCATCGAGGGTGATGCGCTGGTGTCCGTGCGTAATTCCATCCAAGCCACCGCAGACACCTTCGGGAAGGACTACAAGGAGGTGTTATCGACCGTTGATGCGCTGATGAGCCAATACGGCATATCAGCAGAGGAGGCCATCAAGGTGGTTAATGATGGCTTTGTGGCTGGTGCTGATTTGTCGGGCGATATGCTGTCCAAATTGCAGCAGTATGCGCCCACCTTCCATGATGCAGGGGTATCGGCATCAGAGATGACCGCCATCCTTGCGCAAACAAGGTCGGGCATCTTCTCCGACAAGGGCATGGACATCATCACGATGGCAAGCAAGCGCATCCGTGAGATGTCAACGACTACGGCAGCATCATTGGATGCAATCGGCATCTCATCGCAAAAGGTATCGCAAGACCTTGCCAACGGCACAAAATCGACCTTCGATGTTATCCAAGAGATTGCCACACGGATGAAATCGTTTGGGGCAGACTCTCAAGAGGTGGGCGCAGTTCTGAAGGATGTCTTTGGCCGACAAGGTGCTGATGCTGGTATTCAACTCATCGAGCAACTCGACACGATGACAACCAAGATTGAGGATGTCAAGGCTGTGACGGGCGAATATGGCCAGATGCAAGAAGAACAACTCAAAGCATCGGAGGAACTGAACAATGCCATGTCTACACTATTTGACATGAGCGGAAAGGGATGGGAAGTGATGACCATGCAAATCAAGGTCATCGCCACCAAATGGCTTGCAGCCGCAATCCGTGGCATCGTGGTGTTCATCAACCGATGCATCGATTTGTATAATAACTCCCTGCTCTTCCGCTCTGCTATCCAAGCATTGATTTTCGGATTCAAGAACTTGTGGTCGGTGGTGTCGGGTGCTTTCAATCTCATCATCACGGGCGCAAAATCGGTCGGTCGCAGCCTTGAGGGAATAGCCTACATCCTTGAAGGCATTCTCACCCTATCGCTCGACAAGGCAAAAGAAGGTTTTCGGCTGTTGGTGTCCAATGTAGGCAAGACCATCACGGAGGGTCGAGGCGATATCCGCAAAGCTGGTGCAAACATGGCTCAGAATCTCGTTGACGGATGGAACAATACAATCAACAACACACCGATTGCCCATCTCTCTGCTGATGGCGGTGTTGCAAGCGGAACGGGTGGCGGCATGGCTGCGCTACCATTGCCTTCGGGCGGTGGTGCTGCCACCTCATCATCGGGAGGCAAAGGCGGCAAGAGCGGCGGCAAGTCTTCGGGTGCTGATGCAGCAGCGAAAGCGGCAGCAGAACGGGCGAAAGTGGAACGTGAGGAAATCGCCAAGGCAGAGGCATTACTCACCAAGCTAATCACCGACAACACCGAAAGGCGAAGAGCAGAAATCAACGCATCCTACGACAAGCAAATTGCCGACATAAAGGCCAAATTGGCCGACAAGGCAAAACTGACCGAGGCAGCGGAAAAGGCATTGAATTCGCAATTAGAAAGCCTTGAGAGCCTTCGGGAACGTGACCTTGCAAAGTTGTCCGAGGATGCCATCAAAGCCGATGTAGAGCGAGCAAACAAGCGCATCGCCCTACTGTTGGCGGCAGCGAAGAAGGGCAGCGAGGAGGAAATGGAACTGAAGATGCAGCAACTCGACAACCAGCAGCGCATCGAAGAGGCATCACTCATCGCATCGGTCACCAATGCCACCGAACGTGAAGAGATGCTGCTTGCCCTGCGCAAATCCTATGCCGAGAAACGGCTTCAAGTGGAACGTGACCATACCAAGGCGGTGCAGGCAGAGCAAGACAAACTCATCGGCAATGAATGGCAAGAGAAACTCAATGCCGCCTTCGGGAATGAACTCGCCATCGCACAAATCAATGCACAACGCAGCCTTGAGGCATTGCAAGCAGCACAGCAGATGGAAGGCGAAACGATTGCCGATTTCAATGCCCGAAAACTGCAACTTGAAGCGCAATATCAGCAAGACAAACAAGCCTTGACCGAGAAGGAAATCGAAGTCGAAAAAGCGAAATACGATGCGATGGCCTCAATGGTCGGTGGATTACAACAAGTAACCGAGGCATTTGGCGAGTCCTCAAAAGGTATGGCCAAAATGTCGAAGGTGCTTGCCCTTGCCGAGATTGCAATCAATTCGGGTGCTGCCATTGCGGCTGGTGTCAAGCAAGCGCAGAGTGTTCCATACCCTGCCAACCTTGCCGCCATCGCTACCACCGTGGCCACCATCCTTGCAAACGTGGCATCGGCCATCAAGACCGTTAAGGGTGCTAAGTTCGCATCGGGTGGTTATGTCCGTGGCGCAGGGTCGGCAACAAGTGATTCCATCCCTGCAAGGCTTTCCAATGGCGAGGCGGTAATCGCAGCCGCACCAACCGCCATGTTTGCGCCCATCCTTTCGGCACTCAATCAGCTGGGCGGCGGCGCACCTATCATCGTGCAGTCACCACAGCAGCAGATTGGCGAAGATTTCCTTGCAGCAGCGGTGGCGAAGGGAATGGCCATCGCACCAAGGCCGATTGTATCAGTCGAGGAAATTAACGATGTTGGCCGTAGGGTAGATGTAATCGAAAACCTTGGTACACTATGACGAAGTACGAACTACTCAAGGCTTGCCGTTCCGTCTGCGATGCCTTGACCAGGAATGGCATCAATGCGAGCGATACGAAGTACATCGACATGATGGCCGACTACCTCCGCATGACGGGCGAAGGGCAGAAGGTCACATGGGTGGTGTACTATCTGAGCCAGCAATACGAAGTAGGCGAGGCCACCGTATATCGGATGGCAAAACGACTATCCGAGAACTGCGAGATATAGTTATTTTGTGCTGATTTTCGTTTTGAGCGCATTTCGCCCTTTGTGTGGGTAAGTTATCCACCGAGACGGTGAAATGCGCTCAAATCGGCTAAAAACGGCTTTTCGCCCTTTGCTATCAATCTGCGATAGTTGAAACACGTTTGCCCGAAAAGCACTTTTAACCGATTAAGCCTAACTTTGCGATGTTTACTAATAATCGCAAACAATGGCACAACTCAAGATTTACACCGACATCCAATCCGAATCGGACAAGACATTTGCCCGATTGGTGGGCGATGTCGAAGGTGTCTCCTTTGCTGATATTGATGCTTTTTGCCATCCCACCCCTGCCGATGACAATCAAATCGAAGTAAGATTGCATTGCGATGGCGGCTCAGTTACTGAAGGATGGGCAATGTATGACCGTCTACGGGCAACGGGAAAGGAAATAACCTGCATCGTGGAAGGAAATGCCGCCAGCATGGCAACGGTCGTACTTATGGCCGCACCGAAAGAACGGAGAAAAGCCTATGAGAATGCACACATTTTGGTGCATAATCCGTGGGCGGTTGTGATGACCGCAGCGGATGCGGACGATATGCAGAAGATGGCGAATGACCTCAAGGCCGAGCAAGAGCGACTTGTCAACTTGTACGTTGAGCGGTGTGGTGTTGACCGTGACACCATCCAATCGCTCATGGATGAAGACAAGTTCATCACGGCAGCAGAGGCGAAGGAACTGGGCATTATAGGCGAGATAATACCGCCCATCAGCGCAAAGGTGAGAACTACCACCAATCCAATTAATATGAACGAAGTAAATGTAAAAGCGAGCCTTCTCGATAGAATGCTGGCCAAATTGGGATTCAAAACCCTTGACGAGGCAGCATCCCTTGAGATTAAGGCTTTGGAACTGAACACCGCAGATGGCCAGACATTGACCATTGAGCGAGAGGAAGGCCAGCCGCAGGTCGGTGATGCTGCATCTCCCGATGGCGAATGGCTGATGCCCGATGGTGCTACCATCGTAGTAGAAAATGGGGTTATCACCGACATCAAGCAGAAAGAAGATGCTCCCGATGCCAATGCCGATGATGACAAGAAAGGAGAAGTAGACCCGACCACCGAGGAAGATGACAGAGACGAAGAAATGGAGCGTCTTCGTGAGCGCATCGCAGAACTTGAGAAGGAAAACGAGGAACTGCGCCAGCAGTTGGAATCGGCCAATGCAAATGCAAGAACTACCGATGACCTCCGCATCTTGAATGCCGTCAAAATGGCAGGGGGCGAGGAGGCATTGAAGAAGTTTTCTTCGACCTACACACCCGACACAAGAATGCCGCAGGGCAAGAAGGTGAGCGCAGCCGCAAACGGCTCTCTCATTACCGCAGATGACATCCGTCAGCGGTATCAGCAGAATGTAAAATCTAAAATCAAAAAATAGTCAGACATGGCAAAGTATTTTCAGAACATCCCCTTGCAGCCGGAGAATCTCCGTTCGCTGCGTGATGCACTCATTAAAGAAGTGCTTGAAGACGAGAATCTCCGTCAAGTTGTAACAATTAAGAAAGTCCGTTCGGGCGAGCCTCTTGCCATTCTTGGCGAGATGGATGCCGTTGGTCATGCTGGTGCCGGATGCAATCCCACCTTTGACGAAATCGGCATCGGCAATGCCGTGAAACGTTGGGCACTCAAGGCATGGGAAATCGCCCTCTCGATTTGCTACACCAACCTTGAGGATACCATCGCCGAGTATTGCCTCAAGAGCGGCACGGAAATCGGTGATTTGTCGGGTACTGATTTCATGGCTATCTATCTCGACCTTCTGGCTACGCAGAT